TTAAGATTATGATTATCTCAATTCTCTTAAATCAAATGTACGAACACCATCTACTGTGATTCTACCGTAGAATCTATTGTTCACCATCTTCTTAGCGTATCTGGTCATGATACCTTTGATAGGTGTGAAGTTAAATGGATTGTACATAGTTGGAGTTAATTGTAACGGTACATATGGTGCGTATACATATCCTGTATCTAACAAAGAGTTACCTTTGTGACCCATCAAAATTGAATTTGGTGGGAAATAAGGGTCTCTGTAAACTTGATATCTACCAGCCAAAGTACCTACTCTCTCAATACCCATGTTGTATTGGTCTTGCTCAGGAGAAGCGTTTGATACGTGGAAGTATTCCAAATCATCAAAGATTGCACTGATTTCAGAAGAAACAACAATCCAGTTAGCTCCACCTCTTAAAGTAGATTTGTGAATTTGTGCTGAAATTTGGTTTATTGCTGTAATCAATGTTTGGTTCCAATCTTTCTGAGTGTATTGTGTTAATGGATTTGCAGTAGTACCTCTCTTCCATCCGTTGTAATCCCATCTCAAGTTCCAAGCCGCACCTTTTCTCAAATCTCTCAAGATTTCTCTATCGATTTCTGCCGCAACTTGCTCAGACAATAAAGCTGTTAATTCAGCCTCAGCGTCGATGTTGTGGAATGCTGCAACGTCTTGTGCCAATTCAGGTGACCACTGAGCTCTTAATTTTCTTTCAGTTACAGAAACTGTTACTGACTCTAAATCAAAAGAAACTTCACCAATTTGGTCTTCAAATTCCATTTCTTTATAAGCTCTATACTTAGTTGTGAATTGAGTATTGATAGCAGTACTACCATTGATAGTAGTTGTCAAACCTGAATATCCATCTAAAGAACCTGAACCTATTGAACATGGAACTTGTAAGTCAACCTCCAAGTAAATTTTACCGTTAGCATCACAAATGTTATCATAAGCGCCACCATTAGCTCCACCTGTTGGGAATGATGTTGTTGTTTGAGAACCGTATTGAACGATACCTTTTCCGTATTTTTGTGTTACAACTCTAAACAACAAGTTACCAGAACCTGCTCCTGAGAATGCACCACCTGCAGCTGTAACCGCATTTACTGTTAAGTTAGATAAGAAAGACTCATTATCCATTACTTGACCATCAGGTCCGATTAATTTACCAGCACCACCATTAGTGAATCCTGACATAACTAACAATACTTTTCTGTACTCACCCGCAGTGTACGCTGAATTAATCAACTCACCACTTGACCACGCAACTGTTGCGTTATCTGATGTAACCGCACTAAAAGTACCTTTAGAATAATCGAACAATCCTGGAGGGTCTAAACCAGCTTCATTACCTTCGTAGAATCTATCATACAAGTTTTTACCTGTATCATATCCTGCGTCTGCTGAACTAGGTCCATTAGGTGCTCCGAAAGGTGCGTAATGAGTACCACCCAATGTTGGGTCCGCCCCTGTATCATATGATTGAATTTTAGGTACAAAGTAGAACAATTTACCGATAGGTAAGTTCATTGCTTGTACAGACACGATGTCGTTAGCTAACAATTTAGAGAAAACTCTTCTTACGATTGGGAATACAACTGTTTCAAAAGACCCGTCAGATGAAGTTGATGCCGCTTCGTTAATTAAGTGAGACGCTTGGTTTTCGTAAAGTTGTGCGATGTTTTCTTTAACATGGCCTCTTAAACCTTCCAAGAAACCTAATTTGTCCCATTTGTTGATTGTATCTTCTTTGATAACCTTAAGGTGCTTAAGACCGATGTTACCAACAAGACCTGATTCTAATAATGCTCCCATTTTATTTAATATTTAATTTTTTTTTAGTTTATGTTTATTTGTTTAATTTTGACATAAGGTCCTTCATTCTTAAGAATTGTGGATTTTCATATGTCTTACTTTCAATCAAATTAGTTGAACCATTAGATGGTGTTCTATCAATATTTTCAACGATAGATTCTTTAACCACTGTAGATTCTTTACCATCTAATTCACCTTTAATTTGTGTATAAAGATTTTTAGATTCTTTGATTGTTTCGACGTTATCAAAACGTCTCATGATATTTATTTTTTCCTGTTTAGTTGTTGAATGTTCTGTGAACAATCTTGTTGCGTAAGCCAAGTTAGAATTGAATACCGCTACTTCGTTTAATTTTTCTCTGAAAATATTTAAAGCTTTTCTGTATTCTTCGTTTTTAGCTCTTAAAGTTTCAACCTCTTCTTTCAAAGCAGAATTAGTAATAACTTTCATTTTTGGAAGACCTTTTCTCATTGGTGCATTTCTTGTACCGTTTCCAAGAGTTCTTGCTGCTTCTTTGGTTTCTTCGTAGTCTTTGTAGTGACCATCTTTATCACCAGCCTTTTTTTCTACACCATTAACTTTTTTACGCTTGTACTCGTCTTTTCCTTTACCCCAATCTTTACCTTCTCCTTCTTCCATTTCGTCTTCTTTCATTTCGCCTTTAACGAATTTTTTAGCTTCAGGAGATGATTTTCCTTTTGGTCCTTTGTGAATGTTTTCACCTTTAAATGCAACTTTCTTAGGTCCACTACCCATTCCAACACCTTTTGGTTTTACAGTCA